TCTGACTCCATTGTATAACCCATCTCACCAAACCAAGAAACCAAGTCGTTAATTTTGGGCAAATCTCGTTTTTCTATGATCAAAACACAATCGTCGCCATTATTGGCTAACCTCCACTTACATTTATTATGCATGTATGAGTAAATTAAACCAACCATGGTGAAACAGTTACCACTGGAAGTGTTCATGTCACCGGAAGCACGAGTGCCTTTAACCTGGTATTTTACGCGTATTCCTTCCTAAGGAAAAACGGCGCTGCCATTATTTAGAAGCTAACATTTAAGCAACTCAGCTAACGGACCCTTGTGTTCATTAGGAACCATCCTTAACCATTGCTAATGTTCGACTTTAAGGGAAGCAACATGTTAGTGCTGATCAAATCGACTTGCATCCAAGTCAATGGCTATCGGCTACTCAAATTGGTCCCAATGGTGTCTAAGTACCTCTCCTTATTTCAAGGCATTCATCCCTTTAAATACAACGGGAAAACCGCACACACGCTCAAGAATTCGAAACAAAGCTTTTTCCAAATGTGCTATATAACAACCCAATAACACATTGAACTCAGGAGCACGAGGGCTTATGTTTCTTGGCGCTTTGGCAAGCTTCTCTTCCAAGACTTTTTCTACCTTAACAAAATTGCTAAGCCGGGAAAGCTTTTGCAAATCAAGCGTTTGCGTCTTCTCCATATGCTCCAAGTTTGCTACAGCACGTAAGTAGTTTTTGTATCTCCTACCGTTGGCCCTGTATTTCTCACAAAACACAGCCCTTGTTACGGGGGGCGTTACAAAACTACGACGTTTTAGCTCATCTACATATGGAGCAAAGCGCTTAAGGTAAAAAGAATCAGTTGGTGGAGTAGTTTCAACTTACTCTCCACCTTTACTGACAGTCAATACTCTTTAGTAAACCGAGATAGCCAAGTTAGTAGAATTATGTTAATGGCAACTTACCCGGGTACTAATCCCATAACCTCGTAATTTATATAGCCGTGGAGGTTATTTTCTA